ATGTATAAAAATATTATCGTAACTGGTGGAGCTGGTTTCATCGGATCTAACTTTGTGCACTATGTCTACAATAACCACCCAGATGTTCATGTAACTGTCCTTGATAAATTGACATATGCAGGTAACCGTGCTAACATTGAAGCTATTCTTGGTGATCGTGTTGAGTTAGTTGTTGGTGATATCGCTGACGCTGAATTGGTAGATAAATTGGCTGCCAAAACGGATGCTATTGTTCACTATGCGGCTGAGAGTCACAACGATAACTCATTGGAAGATCCAAGTCCATTTATCCATACAAACTTTATCGGAACTTACACTTTGCTTGAAGCAGCTCGTAAATACGATATCCGTTTCCACCACGTGTCAACTGATGAAGTTTATGGAGATCTTCCACTTCGTGAAGACCTTCCAGGACAGGGTGAAGGACCAGGTGAAAAATTCACTGCTGAAACAAAATACAATCCATCATCACCTTACTCATCAACTAAGGCAGCTTCTGACCTTATCGTTAAGGCATGGGTACGTTCCTTCGGTGTGAAAGCGACCATTTCAAATTGTTCCAATAACTACGGACCTTACCAGCACATTGAGAAATTTATTCCTCGCCAAATCACCAATATTTTATCAGGCATCAAGCCAAAACTATACGGTGAAGGGAAAAATGTCCGTGACTGGATTCATACTAATGATCATTCTACAGGAGTATGGGCTATTTTGACTAAGGGTCGTATCGGTGAAACATACCTTATTGGTGCCGACGGCGAGAAAAACAACAAGGAAGTTCTTGAGCTTATCCTTGAGAAAATGGGTCAACCAAAAGACGCTTATGATCACGTAACTGACCGTGCTGGTCACGATCTTCGTTACGCTATTGATTCTACAAAATTGCGTGAAGAACTCGGCTGGGAACCACAATTTACAAACTTTTCAGAAGGTTTGGAAGAAACTATTAAGTGGTACACAGAAAATGAGACATGGTGGAAAGCAGAAAAAGATGCTGTAGAAGCCAAGTATGCTAAAACTCAAGAAGTGATTAAATAAAACATTAAAGAACCTTGTCATATCAACGTTTGTTGAAGATGTCAAGGTTTTTTCTTGTGTTTTGGGGCATTTTTGGGGCATATTATAGCCGATTTAAGATGTCGACGACTTCATTTTTCATGCTTTTCGTGACGTGGGTATAGATTTGTTGAGTAGTTTTCGAGTCAGCATGTCCAACTCTATCCATGATAGTTTTTAAGGGCACTTTGTTTTCTGCAAGGCGACTCACCAGGGTATGACGGAAGATGTGGCTGGTGAGTTCTTTTTGAATCGGTTTTTCTAGTCTCTTATTTGCCGCTCTGCTAGAGGTGTTGAGGGCGTTGTCTTGAATAGGAACGCCATTTCTGGAAATGAAGATGTAGCCTATGTCCTTGTAATTAGGATTAGTATTTTTTTCAAGAGCATTAATTTTCAGTATATCCTGAATAATTTCTTTTTCACGTTTGGTTATCAATGTTTCACGCCAACTGGAATTTGTTTTAGGGGTGGTTTTGATAGCGTTTCTATAGCCATTTGAGGTGTAGTCAAGAGTTCCGTGGATTTCAATGATATCATTTTTGATATTGTCTGGCTGTATAGCTAGAGCTTCTCCAATGCGGCAGCCGTTTAAGCTCATAAATTCTGCCAGATAAGCCATTTTAATCGATCCTTTACGTCTATACATTTCATCTAACAGCCTTTTGAGTTCATCTTTTTCTAAAAACTTCTGGGCAACGTCTTCAAAGTCTTTGATGGTCTTAACAGGTTTTGCGAGTTGGGTACTAATAACTGGATTGATTGAGACATACTCTAAAGCGATAGCGTAGTCGAAGGTTTGTTTGAGCAGCTGCCGTGCTCGTTTACGTTTGTCATAACTACCTGGTATTTTGTCGATAATACTTTGCAGGTATTTCGTGGTTATCTTGGCAATCATCACTTCTGGATCAATTAAGTTTCGCAATTCTCTTATTCTAAAATCAAGAGAGCGGATAGAAGTTGATTTGAGTGATTTCTGATGATGTTCCCACCATTCGTTCATGACATCTAGTAGGTAGGCATCGGTTGTGGTAAGACTTGTTAAGATTTTAGATATTTTTTCGTCAAGATATTTTTTGGCTTCTTTTCGTATTCGTGGCGTGTCTTTTTTCATAAGGACAGAAGCTCTGCACCACTTGCCAGTATACGGGTGTTTGTACCGTTCTACAAAATTTACTTTTCCGCTTTTGTGTTTTTCTGACCACATTGTTTTTTACCTCATTTTCTGTTAAAATAGGTATAGTAAAGAGACCTACTGCGAAGCAGGTTTTTACTATACTAGATTTGCCTCACGCTCGCACCGACCAAAATTTGAGCGTAGGGCTTTTTTGTTAGTTGAGAAACCAAGATGCTATCGACTCTAATAATCCAGCATTTTTACTTTTTGATACTCTATCTACTTTTAAAATAGTCAATCGTAACTTATAAATTATATCTTTCTTTTTAGTAACCACGGTCTTTAAATCGTTTTTGAGTGTTTTGTATTGTCCACCACGACCAGTAAGTATGGTTACTAAGACGAAAACAAAGCTTGGCAATCAGCGACCTACTCAATCGGTAAATTTACATTTTGCTAAATCTCTAGCGCATGAAGCTATTAATTACTACAAAAAAACAGGGCTAAGCTGCTATCCATGGCAAGAAAACATGCTTATCCCAATCATGGCCGTCGATGAAGATGGTTTGTGGGTTCATCAAAAGTATGGGTATGCTATCCCACGGCGTAACGGTAAGACGGAAGTAGTCTATATTGTTGAGCTGTGGGCTTTGCATAAAGGTTTAAAAATCCTACATACTGCCCATCGCATCAGCACATCTCACGCATCATTTGAGAAGGTGAAAAAATACCTTGAGATGTCAGGTTATGTTGATGGAGAAGACTTTATATCAAATAAAGCCAAGGGTCAAGAGCGTATAGAGTTCAAAGCCAGCGGCGCTGTTATCCAGTTCCGAACTAGGACATCAAACGGTGGACTTGGTGAGGGATTTGACTTACTTATCATTGACGAGGCACAAGAATACACATCTGAGCAAGAATCAGCATTGAAGTACACAGTTACTGATAGTGATAATCCAATGACTATTATGTGTGGAACGCCGCCAACGATGGTATCTACTGGTACAGTATTTGAAGCATATCGGAAAGATTGCTTAAAAGGCAATAAGCGTTATTCTGGTTGGGCTGAATGGTCAGTTCCTGAGATGGTTAAGATTAACGATGTATCTTCCTGGTATATTTCCAACCCATCTATGGGATTCCACCTCAACGAGAGGAAAATCGAAGCTGAATTAGGTGAAGATGAGATTGATCACAACATCCAACGCTTAGGTTATTGGCCATCCTTTAACCAAAAATCAGTTATATCCGAAAAAGTATGGGCAAAACTCAAAGTTGAGCAAGTGCCAGAACTCAAAAGCAAGCTTTTTGTCGGTATCAAGTTTGGTCAAGATGGCAACAACGTATCACTATCAATTGCAGCAAGAATATCAGAAAATAAGGTATTTGTTGAGACTATTGACTGTTTATCGGTCAGAAATGGAACTCAATGGATTATTAATTTTTTGAAATCGGCTGATATCGCTAAGGTTGTCATTGATGGTGCAAGTGGTCAAGAATTACTTGCTCAGGAGATGAAAGATCAAGGTCTAAAGAAACCAGAATTGCCTAAAGTTGCTGAAATTATCACAGCTAACATGATGTGGGAGCAGGGGATCATGCAGGAAACCATTTGTCATAGTGATCAGCCATCTTTGACAGCAGTAGTCACAAACTGTGAAAAGAGGCAAATTGGCTCTAATGGTGGTTTTGGGTATAAATCGCTTTATGATGATAGAGACATTAGCTTAATGGACAGTGCATTGCTTGCGCACTGGATTTGTTACACAACGAAGCCAAAAAGAAAGCAAAGAACCAGCTGTTAAAAAACGACATCCGAAAGGGTGTTTTTTTACTGCTAAAAAATCTACCGAACTGCCGGGAAAGCAGGAGAAAGGACGTTAATATGTCAGAATTTAAAGTTATTGAAACACAAGAAGAGTTGGACACGATTGTGAAAGCTCGCATTGCTCGAGAACGTGAGAAATATCAAGATTACGACCAACTGAAAACTTGTGTTGAAGAACTAGAAACCGAAAACAGCAGCTTACAAACTGCTTTGAATGATGCTAAATCAAACACTGATAGCTATACGGAAGAGATTAGCACCCTGAAGAATCAAATTGCCGATTATGAGACGGCAAATTTACGGACAAAGGTAGCGTTACAGTATGGCTTACCAATTGATTTAGCTGATCGTTTGCAAGGAGATGATGAAGATGGACTCAAAGTAGATGCAGAACGCTTAGCATCCTTTATTAAGCCATCCCAACCACAACCGCCAGCAAAATCAAACGAACCAAATATCGATAGTAATGCAGACGCAAATTACAGAGCGTTAGTGCAAGGATTAAGTACAGAAGATTAGAAGATTAATTAAAGGAGAAAAAATATGGGAACAGAAACATCAAAAGCGAGCTTATTTGACAAACATTTAGTATCAGATCTTATCAATAAAGTTAAGGGGCATAGCTCACTAGCTAAACTATCTAGCCAAAAACCTATTCCGTTTAACGGATCTAAAGAATTTACGTTTACATTAGATTCTGATATTGATGTGGTTGCTGAAAACGGTAAAAAAACACACGGTGGCTTATCGCTAGAGCCTGTTACTATCGTCCCAATCAAGGTTGAGTATGGTGCTCGTCTTTCTGATGAATTTTTATATGCAACAGAAGAGGAAAAGATTGATATTTTGAAAGCTTTTAACGAAGGGTTTGCGAAAAAACTCGCTCGTGGTATTGACCTAATGGCGATGCATGGTATCAATCCACGTACAAAAAAAGCGTCTGACGTTATCGGCACGAATCACTTTGATAGTAAAGTGACGCAAGTGGTTAAATTTACAGAGAGCGAAGACGCTGATGCAAATATCGAAGCAGCTGTTAATCTAATTCAGGGGGCTGAAGGTGTAGTGACAGGGCTTGCGATGGATACAGAGTTTTCAACAGCACTGGCGAAAGTTACCAATGGGGAGATGGGGCCTAAAATGTACCCTGAACTTGCTTGGGGAGCGGATCCAGATAGCATCAATGGCTTGAAATCGTCCGTCAATACTACTGTTGGTGCTGGAGCTGATGAAGCAAAATCCAAAGATTTAGTAATTATTGGCGATTTTGAAAGCATGTTTAAGTGGGGTTATGCAAAACAAATTCCAATGGAAATCATTAAATACGGTGATCCTGATAATTCGGGGAAAGACCTTAAAGGGTATAACCAAATTTACTTACGTGCTGAGGCGTATATCGGCTGGGGTATTTTGGACGCTAAGAGCTTTGCTCGTGTCACTAAAGGAGAAGTATAATGTTATACGTTAACAGTAAGACTGGAGCTAGTTTTTATAGCTCCGTCCCTGTTTGTGGTGGAGATTGGACTTTGGTTGAACAGCAGACAGGCGAAAAAGCAAAAACAGTAGCAGAAATTAAACGTCAGTTAGATGCTGCTGGGATAAAATATAGCTCTAAAGCTAAGAAACCTGAATTAGAGGCACTCTTGCCTGGTTAGGAGGTAAAAGTGGGCAATTTTGCAACAACAGATGACGTCATTTTGTTATGGCGTCCCTTATCTGTTGACGAATTGAAACGTGCAAATGCACTCTTGAAAGTCGTATCAGATACATTAAGAATGGAAGCTGACAAAGTTGGCAAAGACTTAGATAAAACGATGGTTGATAAGCCTTATTTTGTTAATGTTATTAAATCGGTTACGGTTGACATTGTAGCTAGAACACTCATGACATCTACTCAAGGTGAACCGATGTCGCAAGAAAGTCAATCGGCACTTGGCTACACTTGGTCTGGAACTTATTTGGTTCCAGGAGGGGGACTGTTTATAAAAGACAATGAGCTTAAACGGCTTGGTCTAAAAAAGCAGAGGTATGGAGGTATTGAGCTTTATGGGGAAATTAAGAGGGATAACGATTACTTTGATAGATAAAGTAACTATCGATATAGACCCTTTCGGAAATCCAATAAAAAAAGATAAAGAAATATCTGTCGATAATGTCCTTGTATCGCCAGCAACAAGCGATGACATAACAAGCCAGCTTAGCCTTTCAGGAAAAAAAGCTGTTTACACTTTAGCTATTCCAAAAGGAGACAACCACGATTGGGGAGATAAGGAAGTTAGATTCTTTGGAGAAAAGTGGCGCACTGTCGGCCTAGCTCTTGAAGGTATTGAAGAGCTTATTCCGCTTGAATGGAATAAGAAAGTTATGGTGGAAAGATTGAACTTGTTGAAGCTATTGCAGAAGAGGAAACTGATCCAACTGCAGTAGTTAAAATCGTTAATTTGTTACTTGGTGATGCTGCTAAGTCTCTAAAAGAACATGTACGAGATGCAGAAGGTATCGTAGACGTTGAAGCTATCGGAGTAGAAATCAAAGAAATTTTTGAAAGTCAAAAAGATTTAAAAAACTAGCAATCCTCGCTCAGATGATAGTAAAAGATGATGATGCGTTAACTTGTGATTTAGCTGAAACCTACGGCATATATGATTACAAACAGCTACCTGCTTATCAGGTGGCTGTTTTTGCTGTCGGTTTGAGGTCTAACTCTAGGATAAAAATGGCATTATCTGGAGAGACTGAGGCTTTGGATACTGTTTTGTTAGCTGGTATTTACGATAATACTAATTTGCTGTTTTGGTCTAAAACTAAGGATGGTCAATCTGGTCAAAACAAACCTAAATCAATGGTTGAAGCTATATCTGGATCTAAATCACAAAAAGCTAATGATGTCATTTCTTTTGCGTCTGGCGAGGATTTTGCAAATGCACGTAAACAATTACTAGGAGGTGATGGCTAATGGCAACAGAACTTGGTCAAGCGTATGTGCAAATTATGCCATCCGCTCGTGGAATAAGTGGAGCAATCTCGAAGCAACTTGATCCCGAAGCAAGGTCGGCTGGTTTGAGCGCTGGTTCGCTCATTGGTGGTAATCTCGTTAAAATGATTGGTGGTGCCATTGCAGCTGCTGGAATCGGTAAGATGATTTCGTCTGCCTTGTCCGCTGGTGCTGATTTGCAGCAATCTTTTGGTGGTATTGACACATTGTATAAGGGCGCTGAGACTGCTGTCAAAGGGTTTGCTAAAGAGGCATACAAAGCTGGAATATCAGCAAATACTTATGCAGAGCAAGCAGTTTCAATGGGTGCATCTCTAAAGCAATCACTTGGAGGTGATGCTGTCGCGGCTGCCAAGGCTGCTAACATGGCAATCATGGATATGGCCGACAACTCGGCTAAGATGGGTACTGATATCACATCAATCCAAATGGCTTACCAGGGATTTGCTAAACAAAACTATACAATGCTTGATAACCTAAGACTTGGGTACGGCGGCACAAAAGAAGAGATGAAGCGTCTTTTATCAGACGCTGAAAAGTTACCTGCCGCTATGGGCAAGAAGTTTGATTTGAGTAATTATGCTGATGTGGTTGAGGCTATACACTTGGTACAGGATAACATGGGTATCGCTGGAGTTGCTGCTGAAGAAGCAAAAACTACATTTTCAGGCTCACTAGCTGCTATGAAGTCCTCTTTTACAAATGTAATGGCAGGTTTATCACTAGGAGATGATATCAGACCGGCTTTACGAGGACTGGCTGAGACAACTTCTAATTTCTTATTTGGTAACTTTATTCCGATGGTGGCAAATATCTTTAAAGGATTACCATCGGCAATTAGTACTTTTATTGGAGCCGCAGCTCCTATTATCACAAGTCAATTCCAAGGTCTAATGAGTAGCCTTGGAATTAGTATTGATTTAAGTCCTATTACTGCTAAATTTGCACAGATTGGCCAAAATTTACAACCTGTTTTTGATGGTTTAAAAACCGCTTTTGGGCAGTTGCCATCATTTTTTACTAGCATCGGTAATGCAGTTGCACCAGTGATAGACACTATTATCAGCGGATTAGCTAGATTAGACTTTAGTGGTTTTGAGGCTTTGATTTCAGCAATCTTACCAGCAATTCAAGCAGGGTTCCAAACGTTCATGTCTATTGTAGGTCCAGCGATTAGTCAGCTTGTAAATAGTTTTGTTAATCTTTGGAATGCTTGCCAACCTCTAGTAACAATATTAAGTGGCGCATTGATGCCAGCTTTTCAAATTTTAGGAGCTTTTCTCGGTGGAGTCTTACAAGGAATCCTTGGCAGTATTAGCTTTGCATTTGATGCTTTAAAAGTTGTTATTGAGTTTTTAACGCCAATTATTGATTGGCTTGTACAAGGTTTTAATGCTATTTCACCGGCATTACAAACCGTTGCCCAGTGGGTTGGTAATGTCATTGGTATATTTACTAGCTTAGGAGCATCTGGGCAAGGGTTGAGTAGTATGCTAAGCAGTGCATGGAGTAATATACAGACGGTAGTTTCAACAGCTAAAAATCTGATAGCTTTGGCAATTGATGGTATAAAGTTAGTTTTTAATAATCTAGGTAATGCTGGAAATATTTTGAAAGGATTACTTTCGGCAGCATGGTCAGCTATGCAAAATGCAGTAGTGATAGCTAAAGGAGTTATCAATGGTGCGATAAGTGCTATAAAAACAGCATTTAGCAGCTTTGGAAATCTCGTATCTAGTGTAAGTAGAACTATAAAATCTGTTATTGGCAGTTTAAAAAATGCGTTTTACAGTTTAGCAAGTATTGACTTGGTTGGTGCAGGACGTGCAATCATGCAAGGATTTCTAAATGGACTAAAATCGATGTGGGGGGCAATCACCGGCTTTGTTGGGGGTATTGCTGACTGGATCCGTAAGCACAAAGGGCCTATCTCATACGATAGGGTTTTGCTAAAACCCGCAGGTAAAGTAATCATGCAAGGGTTCAACAATAGCTTGATGGATGGCTTTAAAGAGGTTAAATCAAATGTATCTGGCATGGCTGACGATCTTGCAGGCACCATGAAAGGTAAAAGTCTATCTCTCGGTATTGATGCTAAACCAAATGTTACTGCTGATGATTTATTATCAAGCAATATTAGTACTAAAACTACAGTCGGTTCTGCTACAAGTGACTTGTCATTATTTTTTGTTAAAGTGCTTGCTCTATTGCAAGATATCCTTGATAAAAATACGGATGTCTATCTAGACAAAGAAAAAGTCAGCGCTATTTTATACGAAGAATTTGCCAAAATTATGGCTAGAGAGGGGATTGTATGATACCTAAAGTTATTATTGATGATTTTGATACCTCTACAATCCCTAATTGTGTTTTGACCGATTACGATGTGGGGGATGTTCTATCCCCTAGTTTTGTCGAAAATGAAGCTTATGGCATGAATGGCGCTAGCAGGGAATTAGAGTCATACAATGAGTCAAAACCAACGATAACATGGCATTTGAGTGCTTTTGATGATGCTGTTAATCTAGTTAATCATTTAGACGGCCTTAGTAAAAAAATCGAATTTTGGCACATACCTAACTCTTTTTATTACTATGATTGCCTATCTGTCAAAATCAATGCTGTGACTATGAACTCGTGGAGGGTGACTCTCAAACTTGCTCTTTATCCATTTAGATACGCAAAAGGTATCTCAGATGCCACAATCACAGGCAACGGAAACATTAACAATACAGGAAATGTTTTCAGTGAACCTAAGATAGTTGTTGAGGGTATTGGAAAAGGAACGCTAACAATCGGCGAACAAGTCATGGAATTAAACTTATCAGGTAAAGCAACGATTGAGTGCAAACATGGCCAACAATGCGTTTATGATGGTGAAGGTAATGTGAAAAACTCAATCCGAATAAGAGGAAGATTTTTTGAAATACAACCTGGCACACAAGGTATTGCCGTAAGCGGAGGCATTGCCAGGTTAACAATTAGTCCGAGGTGGAGGTACAAGGTTTGATATCGATTAAAGATGATAATACACCTCTTGTAGCAGCCTTTGAAGATGAGATTACACAGGAAGCGAATAGCGATTATAAATTAAGTTTTAAGTATCCAGCTAAACATGAGTATCGCCCCTTGATCAAAAAAGGAATAATCCTAGAAGCTGATGACCTACATGGAACTCAGCTTTTTAGGGTTTTTGAGATTACTAAGCGACATGGCTATATCAATGTTTATGGTAATCAGGTCGCCGATGATTTAAATGGCTATGCAATTGACTCTATCAGTGTTGATAGGGTGCAAGGTATGACAGTAATGTCAGAGTTAGCAGGTAATATCAAGCGTGAGCATCCTTTTAGCTTTTTTAGTGATATTGACGGTCGTCACACATTTAATCAATCAGACGTATCTGTTATGGACGCTTTAGCTAATGGCAAGCACTCAATCATGGGGCAGTGGGGTGGCGAACTTGTACGAAATAAATACCAAATTAACTTGCTCAAAAAAGCTGGCAAAGATACCGAAACCTTGTTCATGTACAAGAAAAACCTCAAATCTTATGAGGAAACAGATACTATCAAAGGGCTTGTCTCTATCCTTCATTTAGTTGCTGAAGTAGAAGAAGAACATGAAGTAGAAACCAGAGAAGCTTCAGATGGAAACATTGGTCATAGTGAATCACCGAAAAAGAAAACTATTAGGGTATCTGTTGAGAGCAAGCTCAAAGACACTCATCCGATAATTGTTGAAAAGACTATCAAGGTGCAGGATCAAGATGTCAAAACAGAAGAGGACTTGCTTGCATATGGTAAGAAATACTTTGAAAAAACTCTTTGCGATATACCAGGTAATAGTTTAAAAATTGATGTTACTAATAACTACGAGGGCGCTGTTAGGCTATTTGACACAGCAATTGTCTTCCACGAGCTCTATGACAGAGACTTACGAATGCAAATCACTGGCTATCGGTTCGCCCCTATGGCTAATCGGTTAAAATCCATCATCTTTGGAGAGATTAAGACCAACTTAGCAAAACAAATTAGCAATCAAATTGACAATAAGGTAGCTGAATCAACTGCTCAACATGACGCAGTATTTGAAGCAAAATTACAAAAGCAGATTGATAATGCTAATCGTATTTTTGACACAAAAGAAGCTAAACTCCGTGAAGAGATTGAAGATGGCATCAAAAAAGCTGAAGCTAATGCTGAGGTCAAAGTTGCTGAGGTTAACGCTAAAGTGCTGGAAGCTGAGGAGCTAGCCAAGGCAGTCGATGAGCGGCTCAAAAAATTTTTATCTGATGCTGACACTAAAGAGCAAGATTTTGATAAAAAACTTGAAGAATTTAGAACGTCTCTTAAAGACCTTGAAGTTGATGAAAAGCAGATTGATGATGCTTTGGCCAAAGCCGGTTTTAGCAAGGATAGCTTAGCTGACATTAAAGCTAAACTGGAAGACACGTCTGAAACTGCCACAGTTACAGCTAACATTGTTGGATCAACTGGCGGCACGTTTTACAATCGCAACAGACTGGATGGTGATACTGACAAAGTTATTACTTTTGAACAAGGTTATATTGACATTGCCCATAATGGCGGAGGTTTTGAAGAAGGCAAGACATACACTATCAGCTTTGAGGCAACCTGCGAGCTACTGCGTAAAGTGGGAATCACAGTGACACAGGCTAACATGAAAGGTGCTCGCTTAGTGTTAACACCTAAAAATCCCAAATTAGTTGTCGAGAGTTTTGACTTGACTAAGGATACTGAGACTATCAATGTCTATCCGTTTAGCTACACAGTGCTTGTAACCAGCGACTGGTATAAATCTAAGCAAATAGATTTAAACGCGTCGGAGGTGCAGGAATTGGCCCTTGAGATGGCTTATAAAGATGTGGTTGACGGTAATAATGCCACGATAGCAGGGCAGTGGTCAGACAGCCCGGAAATGATTTTAGATGGAGGTAGTTAATGACTGAAAATATACCATTAAGAGTCCAATTTAAGCGCATGAGCGCTGATGAGTGGGCTCGTAGTGATGTCATCTTGCTTGAGGGTGAGATAGGTTTTGAGACTGATACAGGCTATGCTAAATTTGGTAATGGGAAAAGCAAGTTTAGCGCACTCAAATACCTTACCGGACCAAAAGGTCCTAAAGGAGACACTGGTCTCCAAGGTAAAACTGGAGGAACTGGTCCTCGGGGCCCTGCTGGCAAGCCTGGAACGACAGATTATAATCAACTCCAAAATAGACCAAATCTAGATGCGTTTGCACGAAAACAAGAAACTGATAGTAAAATCACCGAATTAAAATCAAATAAAGCAGATAAAAACGCTGTTTACTTAAAAGCAGAGTCAAATGCAAAGCTAGACGAAAAATTGAGCTTGACAGGCGGCATAGTGACAGGACAACTACAGTTTAAACCTAATAAAAGTGGTATTAAACCCTCATCTTCCGTAGGAGGAGCGATTAACATTGATATGTCTAAATCGGAAGGTGCTGCTATGGTGATGTATACAAATAAAGATACTACTGATGGACCATTGATGATTTTACGTTCTGACAAAGATACGTTTGATCAGTCAGCTCAATTTGTGGATTACAGCGGTAAGACTAATGCTGTAAATATTGTAATGCGCCAGCCAAGCGCACCTAATTTTTCCTCGGCACTTAATATAACCAGTGCCAACGAAGGCGGTAGTGCGATGCAAATTAGAGGCGTCGAAAAAGCGCTAGGAACGCTAAAAATTACTCACGAAAACCCAAACGTTAAGGCAAATTACGATGAAAACGCTGCAGCGTTATCCATTGATATTGTCAAAAAGACAAACGGTGAAGGAACAGCCGCTCAAGGAATCTACATCAATTCCTCCACAGGAACAACTGGTAAAATGCTCAGAATCAGAAATAAAAATGAAGACAAATTTTATGTAGGTCCAGATGGCGGCTTTCACTCAGGTGCAAATTCAACTGTAGCTGGTAATCTAACAGTTAAAGATCCAACATCTGGAAAACATGCTGCGACTAAAGATTACGTAGATGAAAAAATTGCTGAGTTAAAAAAACTCATACTAAAAAAATAGATTAAGGAGGATAAATGAGCAGAGACCCAACATATACAATAAACGAGCACGACTTATCTTTTGCAGATGGTCGTTTTTATGTGACCTTTAAGGCAGATAAGTCAAGTGAGACTGTGAGACTTAACAGTAGTTGCCTTGGCAATACCATAATCAAAAAGCTACAGGTCGAGGATGACAATACAATGCACGACTTTGTAAAGCCTAAAGTTACCACTCAACAAGCTTTTGGACTAGCTCAGCAGGTCAAAGAGCTTGATTTACAGCTAAAAGACCCTAAGTCAGATTTGTGGGGCAAAATCAAGTTCAATAATAAGGCAATGCTAGTCGAGTACGCCAACAAAGAGATGTCAAGTGCCATTGCGCAATCAGCTGAGCAGATATTGTTACAAGTCAAGTCTATTGATGATGAACGATATTCCAAATTTGAGCAAACTCTGAATGGTATCAAACAAACTGTCAAAAGTGAGTCAGTTGAATCCGCACGTACTCAGCTAGCATCAATGTTTGATAGTCGTATTAGTGGACTTGATGGCAAATACAGTCGTTTAAGCCAAACAATTGATAGTCTTAGCAGTCGTCTTGATGATGGTGTTGGTAACTACTCAACGCTATCTCAAAAGGTAAGTGGCATTGATTTACGAGTTAGTAATGCAGCTAATGATGTTTCTCGATTGTCTCAGACAGCACAAGGATTGCAGTCACAAATCACAAATGCAAACCAAAATTACAGCAGTTTGTCTCAGACTGTAGGGGGTCTACAAACAACTGTGCATGATAATCAATCAAATGCTACAAGTCGGATTAATCAATTAAGTGATTTAATCAGTACTAAAGTGACTAAGGGCGACGTTGAAACAACTATTGCTCAAAGTTACGACAAGATAGCCTTCGCAATCAGGGATAAACTCCCAGCAAGCAAGATGACTGGCAGTGAGATTATCTCGGCAATCAATCTTGATAGGTCTGGGGTTAAAATCACTGGAAAAAATATCACTCTTGATGGTAACAGCTACATCAGCAACGCTGTTATCAAAGATGCTCACATTGCTAACATGGATGCTGGTAAGATTAACACTGGTTATCTTAATGCTAGTAGAATTGCGGCAGAAGCTATCACTGGCGACAAAATCAAGATGGACTATGCTTTTTTTAATAAGCTCACTGCTAATGAGGGATATTTTAGGACCTTATTTGCTAAAAATATCTTTACCACATCTGTACAGGCTGTCACTACGTCTGCGAGTAAGATTACAGGTGGTGTGCTTTCTGCCACGAATGGTGCGAGTAGGTGGGATTTGAATAGTGCAAATATTGATTTTAATCGAGATGCCACAATTAATTTTAACAGCAAAAACAATGCGCTTGTTCGAAAATCAGGTACCCACACTGCCTTTGTACATTTTAGTAATGCGACGCCAAAAGGCTATAGAGGCTCAGCGTTGTATGCCTCTATCGGCATTACCTCATCAGGAGATGGCATCGACAGCGCTTCGTCTGGACGTTTCTGTGGAGTTAGGTTTTTCCGGTACGCGGAAGGGTTACAGCATACAGCAAAGGTCGATCAAGCCGAAATTTATGGTGATGATATTGTCTTTAGCGACGATTTTAACATCGATCGTGGCTTTAAGATGCGGCCTAGCCTAATGCCAAAAATGGTCGACTTGAACAAGATGTACCAGGCAATTTTGGCTCTCGGACGCTGCTGGCTGCATGCTAATAACACGGCTTGGTCGTGGAATTTTGATACACGCAGCGCAATCATCGCAGAATATAACGCACACATTAATAACTTATAGGAGAAACAATGGATTTAACGCTTAAAAACAAAGATTTAAACACACTATATAGTGTACTAGACAACGGCCGTTGGTCTAATCGGGTCAAGCGTGTTAATCACGGATATTAATTGGCCAACAATGTTGTCAGCAGTGCTGTTGTCAGGACTAACATGTATCCTGATGAATGTGTCACAAATCAAGGAAGAGGAATAGGTCATGCGAGCAATCACACGATTAGCATTAGTTATAGCAATCGCAATACTGTATGTGCCATTATCTGTGGTTGCTCTTATCTTTTATCCGTTTTTAGATAAGGAGGACAGATGACCTTTTTAGATAAAATTAAACAAGGCTGTTTAGACGGTTGGACTAAATACAAAATCTTGCCATCGTTAACCGCAGCGCAGGCAATCTTAGAAAGCGAGTGGGGCAAACATGCCCCACACAACGCTCTGTTTGGTATTAAGGCAGATAGCTCTTGGACTGGTAAATCATTTGATACCAAAACCCAAGAGGAATATCAAGCAGGTGTTGTCACGGATATTGTGGACCGATTTAGGGCGTATGATAGTTGGACTGACAGCATTATTGATCACGGTAAATTTTTAAACGACAATCCACGCTATAAGGCAGTCGTTGGTGAGACTGATTACAAAAAGGCCTGTCATGCTATCAAGGAGGCAGGTTATGCCACAGCGAGTGGCTATGCGGAGCTACTTATCCAAATTATCAAGGAGAATGGCTTGCAGTTTTGGGATGCCGAAGTCTTAAAAAGTAATAAGGAGGAGAAAATGATTAGTTCTCAATGTCGAGAAGTTATCGAATTTTTTATTAATTTGGCCAATGCTGGTATGGGTGTTGACAAAGATAGTTTTGCGGGCTGGCAATGTGCAGATGTGCCTTGTTATGCAGCAAAGCACTGGTTTGATGTGGACCTTTGGGGAAATGCGATTGACTTACTAGATAGTGCAGCAGCCTTAGGATGGGAAGTCCACCGCATGCCGACAGATGCAAATCCACTGACGGGAGCATTTTTTGTCCAATCAGTGCCGTATCACCAATTTGGACATACGGGAATTGTTATCGAGGATAGTGACGGTTACACCATGCGCACTGTCGAGCAAAACATTGATGGCAATCCTGATGCTTTGTATGTCGGTGCACCAGCTCGTTTTAACACTCGTGACTTTACTGGCGTGATAGGTTGGTTTTACCCCCCATATCAAGGGGATACAGTCACGCAACCAGTCAGAACCGAGCCGCAAACGTCTGACACTATCGTAGAGATACCAAAAACAGGTACTTTTACCCTAGATGTCGCAGAGATTAATATTAGACGTTGGCCAAGCCTAGCCAGTGAAGTAGTAGGTAGCTATAAGCAAGGTGATACTGTCAGCTTTGACAGTGAGGGTTATGCCAACGGTTACTACTGGATTAGCTATGTTGGCGGCTCAGGTATGCGTAACTACCTAGGTATTGGACAGACTGATAAAGATGGGAATCGCATCAGCCTTTGGGGTAAATTAAATTAGGAAGTAAAGCTCCTTTAGATAAGACAAATGCCCTCGCTTTTGCGGGGGCTGTTTTTGTTATAAAGATTTTAATTGTTATTTAAGCATTTTCGTTGATTTTTTTCTTTTTTGTGCTAAAATATTTTGTGATTTCTTATTATTAAAGAAGAATAGGGTACACTTATAAGTGAGAAAAATTGTAAATGTTAATTTTAAAAAGTTTTTAACTTCATCTTTTCTATTGTGGGTATTTATATCAGCTATAATTCCAACGTGTTACGCGTATGAGATGAGTAGTGTGGGAGTTATTAATTTAAGGAATTTATACTCTACATATGATCCAACAGAAGTAAAAGGAAAAATAAATGAAGGTCCGCCATTTTCAGGTAGTTTGTTCTACAAAAATATTCCTTATGGCAATAGTTCGATTGAATTAAAAGTAGAACTTAATAGCGTAGAAAAAGCTAATTTTTTTTCTGGTAAAAGGGTGGATATATTTACTTTGGAGTATTCTCCTCCCTGTAACTCTAATATAAAAAAGAATTCATATGGAGGTATTACTTTAAGCGACGGTAATAGAATTGATAAAAAAAATATACCTGTTAATATTTTCATAGACGGCGTTCAACAAAAATATAGCTATACAGATATAAGTACAGTGAGTACTGATAAGAAAGAGGTTACTATTCAGGAACTTGATGTGAAATCAAGATATTATCTTCAAAAACATTTTAATATATACGGATTCGGTGATGTTAAAGATTTTGGCCGCTCCTCTAGATTTCAATCTGGCTTTGAGGAAGGAAATATTATTTTTCATTTGAATAGTGGAGAGAGAATTTCTTATAATCTTTTTGATACAGGACATGGTGACAGAGAGAGTATGCTAAAAAAATATAGTGATAATAAGACCGCTTATTCTGATCAACTTCATATTGATATATACTTAGTTAAATTTAATAAATAAAACTCTCACTTCTTAAGGAGAAAAAATGAGATATAATTGTCGCTACTCACATATTGATAAGAAAATCTACAGCATGATTATATGTTTGTCATTTCTTTTATATTCCAATGTTGTTCAAGCAAATTCTTATAATACAACCAATAGACATAATCTAGAATCGCTTTATAAGCATGATTCTAACTTGATTGAAGCCGATAGTATAAAAAATTCTCCAGATATTATAACAAGCCATATGTTGAAATATAGTGTCAAGGATAAAAATTTGTCAGTTTTTTTTGAGAAAGATTGGATATCACAGGAATTCAAAGATAAAGAAGTAGATATTTATGCTCTATCTGCACAAGAGGTTTGTGAATGTCCAGGGAAAAGGTATGAAGCGTTTGGTGGAATTACATTAACTAATTCAGAAAAAAAAGAAATTAAAGTTCCTGTAAACGTGTGGGATAAAAGTAAACAACAGCCGCCTATGTTTATTACAGTCAATAAACCGAAAGTAACCGCTCAGGAAGTGGATATAAAAGTTAGAAAGTTATTGATTAAGAAATACGATATTTATAATAATCGGGAACAAAAATACTCTAAAGGAACTGTTACCTTAGATTTAAATTCAGGTAAAGATATTGTTTTTGATTTGTATTATTTTGGCAATGGAGACTTTAATAGCATGCTAAAAATATATTCCAATAACGAGAGAATAGACTCAACTCAATTTCATGTAGATGTATCAATCAGCTAA